GATTATTTAAAATGTAGAATTAATACAAGGTAAACTAACGAATGCACTAAGATATACGACCAGGATTGATATAACGCGCAAAACCACGTTGACCACCAAAATTACTTTGGCTACTTTGTTGCAACATAGTTCCCATCAAGGAACTACTTAAAGCTAACAAAGGATTAACTATATCAGTCCAAGAAAAATTGTTCATAGCATGTTCAAGTTGAGACATATTAACAGGGGATTGAACTGAAGTTTCAGAAGATATTTGATCAGAAACAGGAACCCATTCATAATTAGCCCATTGTCTTATTCTGAGACAAGGGGAAGAAACAAGAGCACCATTTACAGCAACAGCAATACCAGGTAAATTTAATGGGCCAACATCGTCATTTGTAGAAATGTAAGTTGCCCAAGTACCACTAGCTAAATTAGTAACTGGTACAAATTCAAAACTCTTTGGGTCCGCAGGCCTATATCGAATAAAAAGACCATCACGTAATGGGACAGTTTTGCTCCAAGGCAAAGCCTGAAATTGAGTAAAACTACTCAAATTACCTAAATTAGTTCCCATACTCAAAATGTCAATAACTTCAGCACCACAAATCTGACCTTGATCAGTTGAACTAGCACCTACAAACTCAATCTTGATAATATAAGAAACCACCCTAACTTTAGCAGCAATACCGTACAAAGATACAGCACCAGCAGGACTAACAGTATTTAAAGGAGCAGTTCCAACAACAAAAAAGTTCTGGCCAGCAGGAGGCTGCCAGATATCCGCACTAACGGGTGAAATAAAGAAAGCGGCAGAACCATTAACATTTGTTCCCATAGTTAAATCATTTGTAATCTGACTAACACAAGTGGGATAAGAATTCATATCAGGTATTCTAACACCTGCAAACTTTTCTGGGTCTTGAAGACTCAAAAAATAGTCATTCCTTTGGCCTTTTCGACCTTTCTTAAATTTCTTCTTCTTCTTCTGTGTATTTTTCTTTGTAATAGGTTTCCCTTTGGCCATGAGTTGTTGTTTAACCAACTGAGCCACTCTAGCTCTCTCAGCAACCTTGCTTTTCGCTCGGTTTCGTGTACCTTCATTATTTGCAAAACCTTTATTCAAAAGTCTCTGCAATTTCTTTTCAAAACTCTTTGTCATAACTAAGTAGCGGAGCAATCCCCGCTATCACCTGGCTGATTAATTAAGCACACCAAGTGTAGATTTTACGACTCTCGTCGTTACAATATGCAAAGAATGATCAAATCTTCATTACCAGTATAAATAAAACTTAACCTGGCAGATGAATGAAAAGATTTTTTAGCATTAATCCAATCTGGGTGTCCATAAAAGATCTTGTCCCAGTGCGCAATAAAGTCCTTTAATAATAAACTGGACTTTTCGAACTCTAACTTATGGGGATATAAAAGAGTTCTTAAATTTGACAAGCGTGACAACCCTATCCAGGGCGAACCTGTACGTTCTCTAATTTTCGCTTTACGAAAAACACACGCAAGCACTTTTGCTTTATCAGCAGCAGGTAGGTAAATGCCTTCTTGCCAAATAAAATCTAACCCCAAGAAACGCAACGACGTTGGATCGGATGGAATCTTTATTAAAAATTCAAAAGTAAAACCTAAAGTTTTTCCAACGGAACAAAACTCATCAACATCTAACCATTTAATAACTTCATGACTAACAGAAAAATTACAGTCGTCACCATTATGCACGTGAATAACATGCTCAAAGAAAAAGTTTAAACATTGAATACCTTTGCGATTTAGACCAAGGTGTTTTTCTATAAGATAAGAAAAAACCCAATAGAATAGCAAAATAGCTACATTCGTATTACCAAAAGAAGTCTTAACTTCTCCGGTGGCTCGTCCAAAAGGTATAAGAACAACAGTTCCGTCAACCATCACACATTTCTTAAAAACGGATTGAAGAAATAACCAATCATAATCATTGGATTGTTCTTCAGTTAATATTAAAAATTGCTTAGTAAATAAGTGTTCTAAAGTCATAATTATTACATTATTACTCATATCTTGACCAGATATATCACACTCAAATCCAAAAAGATGAATTTTTAATTTCTTAGCTAATGTATTCCAACCACCATAAAAAGGACAAACACCTAAAGTGCTAGGTCCAATAAGGGGTTTACTTAAACATTGATATAACAAAGGATATATGTACTGACCGTAACGAACAATATGATCAACAGGGGCATTTAAAATACCACGAGTCTTTTTCAACTTTACTCTGTCTAATGTTCTCAATTCTTCTTTTTTAAAAAATTCATAAAGAAAATCATAACGGGAGTATCTATTAACCTTAAGCCATGAGCGCCATTTCTGGTCGTCAAAGCAATCACCTTTAGTTTTAAAATTATTCATTCTAAATACATAACCACAAGATTTTGAACGATCTTGTTCGGCAATAACTCTCTTCAAGCTCCAAGGACTTGTTTTACTATAAATACCAGCATTTGCTTTAAACATAAAATCCATTAAATACATAGCATCATCAACAGGAGGGTAATGTGTAAATTTATCCCATTTACTCTCCATAACTATAGAAGCCTCTTTATCAAGAGGAGCGAGATCAAAATCTCCAATTTCTTCATCCATAAAATATTTTCCTTTTTCGTTCAAAGATTTAACTAAATCTGAATGTTCATAACGATGCTTTTGAAGTTCAAACTTAGAAACTTGGCCCACCTTGTATAAATAAACAAAACGATTATTAATCAACTCAGGGATAAAAGGTACATAAAAATCCGGGGTTGGTACATATACAAGGGGATTAAACGAGGCAGGCCACATTAGTTTCCCAAGGTCTTATGACCTTGAGCAACCTTACTTCTAAAAGAAGCTACAGGTCCTTGGAGATTAATAAACTGCTTAACGGTTCTATCTCCTACTGTGTATTTACCTCGATGTATACCTACAACAACCTTTCCTTCGGTTGAGAATATGACACCACCTGAATCACCAGGCTCGGAATCTACGGCATACTCACTTAAATAACCTTCAACTTTATTAACAGGTCCAGTGGCAATATGTAACTCATCTGACTGAGCTTTAAACTGAGTAAAATTAACTAATGACCCAACCTCAATTTGTCTAACAGCCCATTGAGTTGTACAAATAGCTTTAGCCATCATACAAAGATCATAACTTTCAAAATCTCCCTGATTTTGCAATTTAACATAAGCTCCTAGTATTTTAACAAAACAATCACCAGGATTCATGGTTTCAGTATGTTTATTCCAAACAATAATATCACCTAAATCAGCAGCACAAGCTACAGGTTTTTTGTCATGATTATAAACACGTAAAGTACATTGAGCAAGAGCATTAACAGCTAAACGAGTTCCTTGATTTAAGGCTTCCAACTGTTCTTCTGTTAAAACAACAGATTCAGCAACAATTTTTCTTTTAGCATACTTAACTTTTCTTATTTTCTCTAATATGGCTTTACATTTAGTTTTAAAAACTAACCACGCCTCTTTAGGAATAAACTTAAGTTTATCAAACTTTTTCAACCACTCAATAAAAGCTTTCTTTAACTCAGGGGATTTCATTTTTTGAACACGATCAAAAACTATTTTTTTAAAAGGAAGACCACCCTTACCAAGTGTTATCTTGGCAAATTTTAAAATTGTCTTTTTCTTTTTTGGAGATAATTTATTATCAGGAATGGCTTTTATTACTTTTGTCTCTTCAACAAAAGTTTTAGTTTGAAATTCATTGTCAACAAACTCTTCAATAATGCGTTCAGCATCAGTCAAATCATCTTCAACCTGATGACTTAAGAAATCTTCATTATCAACAGCATCAGCCCAATCAGTACGCATACCGGCTATTTTAAGCTCAGCATCACGTTCTAACCTTTCCATTTTCTCCCAAAATTGAGCATCTTCATCAATATCCAACACCCTTTGAAGATAATCTTCATCACCTTCAGTAGATTGCAAAACTGATTTTTTATCTTTATTTTGCACATCTTTTCTAAGTTCTTTCAACTTAGTTAACTTCGCTATAGCTTCATCTATACGATCAAGTTCCTGTTTTTTACAAGTTTCAATATAACCTGATTCTTTTTCAGGTTTGAAATCCTTAATCACAACATGATAATCATGTGGAGGAGGAACTACGTTTAATTCACGAGGATAAGGTTCATCAACCATATGTCCTTTATTTTCAAAACCTAAACCCATTTTTAAATCAACAGGTGGTTCCCTTATAGGTAACCAACTTGGCCAAAATCTTTTATCTTCTTTAAGACATTTATCGAAAAAATAATAAGCGAAACCAAGAACTGTAACAACCAATAACGTATTATCAACAATACTTAAAACATTAACAAAAATAGTCCAGTAATCACCAGAATCATATAATGCTTTATTATCAGTAAACCATTTCTCAATTTTGTCCTTCAACGACCAAACATCTCTAGCAAGAATAAAAGTATTACCTGGCATACGAACACCAGTTAAAGCCACAAAAGTTAAACCAGCAAGTATAAAAAATCCAGAATCTTGAGGTTGTAAACTCTCAAGTTGTAATCCTTCTTTTTTACCAGTTTTCTTATTTTTCTCGGCACTTTTTCTATAAGAATAATACAAATAAGTTAAGCCAGCAATAATAAGCCAGCGCTGTCTACTGTGGAAGATCTTAGCATAAACTTTATTTGCAACAGACCCGACAGGAAAAGGGTTGTAAAACCAATTCCAAACGAAATAACCACCGGTAAAACCAAGAGCGATAAAGCCCAAAAGCTTGTCCCACACATAATCATACATAGACTGCATGCCTCCAAGTAATCTAGAGACGGAAGCCAACTTCCAACTAAATTTAAGAAGGAAATGGTAAGCAGGTAGTAACAAAATAGTGTAAATAGTGCTACTAACAAGTACGTGAGAGGCCAAACCTTGTAACAATACAAAACTATGCAAAAACATAGCAAAGAAAGGTAAACCGGTCCACCAGATAACAGAAAATAGGACACCATAAATGCCCCAGAAAAACGCATTAGGGATTAAATTCTTAATCCAAGCCATTAAAATTTAACTTATTAACGTAAATATGAC